TCAAGAGCTTTTAGGGCTTGAAACTCTACCAAAATCAGATCGTGGCATAACCAAAAAAGCCGACCGCGAGAATTGGGTTAAACGTCAAAGAGAAGGCGTAAAAGGAAAAACATTTGAGTATAAATTCAGTTCCTTACCTGAAGATGCCCAAGCCGAGATCTTATTAAAGCAAAATGCGACTCCTGTTATGGCAGAAGCGCCGAAAGCTAAAAAAGAACTCAACTACCTACCGGAAGTTATTTGGAAGCCTTATGAAAAAGCGACCGATAAACAAAAGGAAGAAGCAAAAGCGAAACTCGCCCCATTGCACAAGCTAGACGATTTAGTGAAAAACAACGTGGCATTAATGATGGCACTTGATGCGGTTTCTACCGAGTATGAAATTGCGAAAGGATCACTCAAACGTTGGTATTACAAAGTGCGGTCTTTTGAACGCCCGGATTGGTTACCTTTATTGTTGGATAAACACAGCAACAAAAAAGCTGGCAAAGAAGCAGACTTCACAGAAGAAGCCTGGGAGACATTTAAGGCCGACTATTTTAGACCTGAATGCCCGCAATTTGGCAGTTGTTACGAGCGTTTAAAACGCGCCGCACGAGAAAACGGCTGGTCAATTCCATCAGCGAGCAGCATTAAGCGCAAAATCGCGCGAGAAGTGCCGAAATTAGTGCAAGTGCAATTACGCGAAGGTGACCATGCAGTCATGCAATATTACCCATCAATGCGCCGCACAGTGGCCGAAATTGAAGCCCTTGAGTGGATTAACGGCGACGGTTATCAACACAACGTATTTGTGCGTTGGCATAACGGCGAAATTGTCCGCCCTAAAACCTGGATTTGGCAAGACATTCGCACCCGCAAAATTCTCGCCTACCGCGTAGATTTAAGTGAAAACAGCGACACCATCCGATTAAGTTTGATGGATCTGATTTGGAAATACGGCATCCCGAAAAAATGCACCATTGATAACACCCGCGCAGCGGCAAACAAATGGATGACCGGGGGCGTTAAGAACCGCTACCGCTTCAAAGTAAAAGAAGATGATGTGACCGGGATTATCCCGATGCTTGGCATCGAATTGTTGTGGACATCGGTGCAATTTGGCAAAGGTCACGGGCAAGCAAAACCAATCGAACGAGCGTTTTCACACGGTGGTTTAGGCGAGTTAGTTGATAAGCACCCAAGCCTGGCTGGCTTTTACGCCGGGGAAAATGTTTACAGCAAGCCTGACAACTATAACGGCGGGAAAGACGGCGTAGATTACGACACATTTATTTTAGCCATAGAAGATGGCATCCGCACTTTCAACGAACGCGAAGGCAGACAAACCGAAATATGCCAAGGCATTTACAGTTTCAGCCAAGTGTTTGAACGCGATTACGCCAAGGCGCAAATTCGCAAGGCAAGCGCAGAACAAATGCGGTTTTTAATGTTGATGAGCGAAGCCGTTACATTGAGAAAAGACGGCACATTTGAGTTAGAAGCTGGTGGCAAGGTCAATAATCGCAAAAACCGCTATTTAGCGAGCGAGCTTATTGCCACAGCGCACCGCAAGGTGGTGGTGAAATTCGACCCGCAAGATTTGCACAACAAAGTGTGGGTTTACGGTTTGGATGGTGTGTTCTTAGCCGAGGCGAAATGTACAGATGCGGTGGCATTTGGTGATAAAGCGAAAGGCCGCGAACACGATAAAGCACGCAAACAAATGGTGAAAGCGGTGAAAGCCCAAGCGAAAGCCACACTCACTATGAATGCACAAGAAGCAGCGCGTTATCAGCCTCAATTCGAGGAAGAAGAACCGCTAGAACCGAAAATCATCGAGCTATTCCGACAAGAAGGTAACGCAGTACGCAAACACGAAGCGGTATTAGATGACGATGAAGAAACCAACGATTTTGAACAAGGCTGGCGTAAAGGATTAGCCATGATTAAAGAAGAAAAAGGGCTTTAAGCCGCATTTAAGGAGCGTTAAACATGACTTTAATTGAACAAATCAAGCAACTTTTAGACAACCAAGTCCACACGCAGCGCGAAATTGCCGCGCAAGCTGGGATTTCAGCCGGGGCTTTGAGTGCATATTTAAAAGGCACTTACACCGGGAACGTTGAAAACGTAGAAGTCGCATTAAAAAACTGGCTTTCAACCCGCGAGAAAAAAGAAAAAGTGTTTGTGGAAGCACCGCACTTTATCGAAATTCCGACCGCCAAGAAAGTTTTTTCAGCCTTAGATATGGCCAAGATTTTGCCAACCATGGTGACCGTTTACGGCGCGAGCGGTGTAGGTAAAACAAAAGCATGCCAAGAATACAAAAAAGCCAACCAAAACGTGTGGATGATTACCGCAAGCCCAGCGCGCGCAACATTAAGCAGTATTTTGTATGAGTTAGCCATTGAGTTAGGTATTAACGATGCGCCACGCCGTAAAGACCGCCTATCACGCCTAATTACTAAAAAACTCAAAGGCACACAGGGTTTGGTCATCATTGATGAAAGCGACCACCTTCCTTATGACGCGTTAGAAGAGATCCGAATTATCCAAGAAGAAGCTGAAGTAGGCTTTGCATTAATTGGTAACGATAAAGTTTACACCCGCATCCAAGGCGGCGTAAACCAGGCGCATGAATACGCGCGTCTTTGGTCACGAATTGGTAACAACTGCGGCGTTAAAGCTAGCACAAAAGGCGATATTAAAGCCATCGCGCAAGCCTGGGGGCTTGATATAGCCGACAAGGATTTAATGACCGTCCTTTATGACATCGGCGGCAAGGCGGGCGGCTTACGCGCTTTAACGCAATATTTACGCCTAGCCGGCATGACAGCGAAAGGACAAGGCACTGTCATCACACTAGACCTAATTTTAACCGCCCAAGCACAAATGAAAGGAGCGAACTAATGACAAGCATTACAAAAAACAACACCTTGCGCGAGCAAACTAAACCACATCCAGTGTTTGGTGGCTGCAACAAAATCGCCCTAGGTTACTTATCACAAACGCAAAAATGCGTGTTTGAGTTAAACAAAATGGGGTTGCATGTATTAAGCATTGAGTTTGACAAAATCAAACCGCGCGTGCGCATTGAGCCGAACGCATTAACGAAAAAATTAGAGAAAACAGGCCAGGCGCTTGCGTATATCCAAGGCAACGATGGCGTGCATTTTGCCGAATATCAAATGATGGTCGAAGGCATCAAGGTAATTTGGCGCAGTTATTTACACTAAAAACCAGGAGGAAAAAATGGCAAAAAAACCAACCAGAATTAAAACCGACACCTTTGCAGTGCGTTATCAAACGCGCGATGAAGTGGAAGTGGCAATTAAAGAGATCGGCGATTTAAACCGCGAATTAGAACGCCTAGCGATTGAACAAAACGACCGTTTGGCCGCAATCACCGAAGAATACGCGCCTTTAATGAACGTAATCAAAGAAAAGCTCGCGCCAAAACAAGATGCGGTGCAAGCCTGGTGTGAAAGCCGCCGAGATGAATTGACATTAAACGGCAAAACCAAAACAGGCACTTTCAATACCGGTGAAGTGCAATGGCGACAACGCCCGCCGTCAGTTGGTATTCGCGGCACAGAGAGCGTGATTGAAAGTTTGCACACGTTAGGCCTGGTTCGTTTTATTCGCACCAAGGAAGAAATCAACAAAGAGGCCATGTTAAATGAGCCTGATTTAGCCGCAACGGTGGCTGGTGTAACAATTAAAACCGGTGTGGAAGATTTTGTGATCACCCCTTTTGAACAGGAGGCGAAATAATGCCGGCCTGGGCATTGAACCCGGTGTCATATTTGATTATCGGGGTAATTCTAAGCCTAATGGTGGGCATATTAGACCAAGAATAAAGCCTATTTAAACGCTCTTTAAACCCTAATTTAAGGGGCGTTCATAATAAGTTTTAACCAACCATAAAAGGAAACAAAAAATGGAAAACATCCACAAATTTAACCGCTTCAAATATTACAGCGAAAAAGCGGCAAAAAGTGAACGCCAAGGCGACTTACAAGATGCCAAGGAACAATGGGCAATCGCAGAACTAAATGCGAGCGGCCAAAAAAATAAAGAATGGTGCAAACGCCGCGCCGCGTTTTGTGACCGAGTAATTAGAAAACCTTTCTAGGAGGAAATCATGGCGAAATATATAGCACGTTTTTACTGTTTAGTAGAAGCCGTTGTTGAAGCAGAAAGCAACGAACAAGTTTTAGATATGTGCGACCTAAATGTATGCGATGTAAATAAACTGCCACACACGATTACAGAAATTAACGATGTGGTTGAAGTGGAGGAAGTATGACTGAGCAAGAAAAAATGCGCTTAGACGAGCAATTAGAACAAGCGGCAAAACAGCTCACACACGCACTCCGAGCGTTACGTACAGGGCAAAATCAACATGCAGCGGTTTATGTTGGCAATGTGCAGAACTTGTTGCCAGGGTTGAGAATGAGATTAGGGAGATGAGTGAAATGGAAGAAAAAAAATATGCAGTAACGTTTGAGTTTAAAGTTGGAGTCAGTAATGACGATTTAACTTTTAATGTCAACACAGAATACCATCAAATGACAGATTTATATGTAAAGGATGCGATGACTTGTTTGATGTTTAAGTTACCCGAAATTGTGAGAGCGGGTTGGATTGTGCTTGAGGGTATGGACGATAACGTCAAAAGTGGCTTCGAACATAAAATAAAATTAGATTTTTGTACCCAAGATGGTGACGAATGGGATGTTAGTGCGAAAGTCGAAAATCCCAATGAAACTGGTCGTATGTTAATTGGCTTTATTGAGAAAATTCTTTTGAAGGATCCAGTTATTGACGAGATCCTTCAACGAGCAAAATAAGGGGGATGAAAATGAGTGAAAACAATGGTTGGATTAAGTGTTCGGAGAGATTGCCGGAGACATTTACAGGTTTTGATCTTTTAGTTCGTTCGTCTCCTGTTTTGGTTTATGGCAAATATACCTCTGGCGAAAAAAACAAAATTTTCGGCGCGCAAATATTTGGTAATAAGTGGTATAGCGCAGACGGCGAATGTGGGGAAATTACTCATTGGCAACCATTTCCACAACCACCGGAGGAATAGATTATGGATATCGAATACGAATGGTTACTTATTGATGATCTAGATGACGAAGATCCAGAAAAAGAAGAAGTGGAGAAAATCATTAAAGATAGCGTATGGCTAGAATTCGACCGAAAAAAACGCCCATTTTTTTTAGAATCAAGTGTCGCCGAAGAGTTATTTATGCGTAATTATAGCGATTGGCAGTGTTACGAAGAAGATGAATATGTTTTTCTCGCCATCAGAGAGCAAGGAAGTGAACGTTACTCAATTTTCCGTGTGAGCCCATGGTATCGGTTAGCGCCGAACGTTGATGAAATTTATTTTGAGGACTAAAACCCATTTACAGCCCATTAAATCTCCCCTAGCCCCTCTTTACAAAAGAGGGGGATAAGTTAGATGAAGTGGGCTGAATAATGTGTTTTAAAAAGGAATAAACAATGCATAAAACTAAACCAAAGTTGATCCAGCTAATTCATATAGCCAAGCAAAAACTGGCAATGGATGAATATAGCTACCGCGCCATGCTTGAGCGCGTTACCGGGAAAACATCATGCAAAGAAATGAGCGTGGCAGAGTTAATGAAAGTGGAAGCGGAAATGGAAGCCAAAGGATTTAAGAAAACCAGCCGCCGAAATCATTCGCCAAGCGGGAAAAGTGCGGTTGTAAAAAGCAACATTGCGTACAAAATTCGCGCCATTTGGATTGAAATGAGCAAACAAGGGCTTGTGCGAGACGGCTCAGAAAACGCGCTCAATGCGTTTGTGCGCGGCGTAGTGAACCCAATTTACGCTAAGCGCGGGATGAATATTCAAGTGCTTAATGTGGGCGCTTTACGCGATGATATGGCCAGTCTAGTGCTTGAGCGATTGAAAAAATGGCAAGCAAGAGGTGGTCTATGAAATTATGCCGCTGTCCTGTATGCCACTCCGATATTCATTTAGACCAACTTTTAGAAGATGAAGCGGGGCGCGAAATTTTAGGGCTGCTCACCGAGTTAAAATATGGCGTAGCCAGCCCTTTGGTTTCATACATTGCACTATTTCGCCCGGATAAATCAGCGTTAAGCAACTCAAGAGCGGTTAAATTAATGCGCGAAGTGCTAGATTTATTCCCGCCTTCTCAATTATTAGCCCACTGTTTGAGTGAAACAGTCAATTCAGTGCAGAAAAAGCGCCGAGAAAGCCGAAATCTCGCCCCGCTTAACAATCACCGCTACTTAATGCAAGTGATGGAAACGAACCGACCACTCTTTTCCGGTACAGGCTCGGCTGCCGTAAATAACGCAGAACGCCAACAGGCAGAGCGCGCCAATCACGGCAATGATGATATTGAAAACACCATTTTATATATTGAGCGTTTTTATCAGCTAGGCCAGCCGGTGGAACACTTGCCAGGCTATGATGTATGGAAAAAGTGGAAAGATAAACAGCAAAAATGAATTTTCAACCGCCAAAAGGCGGTTTTTTGTTTATAAATCAAGTAATTATTTGAAAGTTAAATATTGGCTTTAAAAATAGTCCGCACAAAGCGGTTCAAAATCGCTATAATTTTAAACAATAATGATCGTCCAACCAGTAGGGGTGGCTATGTTGAATGCAACCAATGAGCAAATTGAAACGTTTAATGAAAAAGCGCCTGAAATTTTGGCGGATTTAGCAAAACACACAGAAGTAAAAATCAAAGAAAAAATCGCTGATATTGAGCCAAAACTCGCCCAGCAAATCAGCATTGAAGTGGCAAACCATATCGCACAATGCTGGGGCGGTGAGGTGATTTATATCCCGCGCAACCTCGTGTTATTACTAAACGAACGCGACCGTAAGATTTTTAACGAATTCAACGGCACAAATCACCGTGAACTCGCCAGAAAATACAACGTGTCAATGCAGTGGATTTATCAGATTGTGAAGAAGATCACAAAAGAAGAAATCGCAAGACGCCAGTTTGATATGTTCGGTAACTCATAACCGATAAAAATGACAAAAAACGTCCGAAAGGGCGTTTTTTATGAGCAAAATAAATTTTATTGGAGTATGATTTTGCCTAACCATTTATAACTTAAGGAAAAAACATGAAAAAACTACTATGTGCCTTTTTTGCTGGTGTGCTAGCTTGCTCATTGACCGCCTGTTCCGAAGATGAAGACCTAAATGCGCCAACGTACGAGGAAACTTCAGATGTGCAAGTAGCCCTTTATAAATTGCTTCCGGAAAATAGTGGTAAAGCAGCAAGTTGTCGAAGTAGAAAAGTTGGTGAACATTACTATCTCGCCTGTAACTATATCTCTGTGGGATCAGCACCATCATCGCTATATGTTTTCTATTACGACAAAGTAAAAGACCCAGTTAAACGCTTTTATGCGTTGAATGGTAAAGCCATAAGCCTATATGATGGACAGTTAAAAAATGAGCCGATTTTAGGCAACTATAAAGACAGTTTTGGTTTGCCTCTGCCGGAAAGTATTAATATGGGCGAAGTAATGAAAGAGTTTGAATTTATGCGCAAATAACGTCTTTAAATCAATTTAAAATCAATAAAACGACATCCGTTTTAAACTCCTTTTTAGTCTTACAAAAGGAGTTTTTTTATGTCTTTATCCTTACCTATCACAAAAATTGTGATCCATTGCTCCGCTACTCGTAACGGCAAGCAACTCAGAACAGTTAATCAAACCGCCGCTCAACGTATTAATGACTGGCACTCACAGCGCGGTTTCAAACGTGACCCAATTTTAGCCAAAAAATTCAATCCGCATCTGCCTAACATTGGCTATCACTTTGTAATTGACACCGATGGCACGGTTGAAACAGGCCGAATGGTTGGCGAAATTGGCGCACACGTGAAAGGTCATAATCAACACTCACTAGGCATTTGCCTTGTTGGAGGTATTACTCCAGCCGGCAAAAACCATGGTGAATACACCGAAAAACAATGGCTCTCCTTGCACAAATTATTGCAAAAACTAGAGAGCGAACACCCCAGCGCACGCATTTGTGGACATCGTGATTTGAGTCCAGACGTTAATGGCGACGGCACAATCACTCCGAATGAGTGGATTAAAGACTGTCCTTGTTTTGATGTTTGGACGTGGTTGGATAGTGAGCAAGTGATTAACGTTGACCATTTATTTCGGGGGTAAATATGGGACTTGCAACGTTTTTATTCGGCGTGTTCGTCTTTTTAGCCGTTATTTTACTAATTATAGACCAAGAGTTTGCTGCACTTTTGTGCGCTGGCGGAGCGGTATGTTGTTTTGTCGTTATCATCACAATGATCGACATTCAGGACACCTGCCAGAGTTACGGCAAATTTAATGTGGGCGGTAATTTCTATCAATGCCAAAAAATTCAGGAGGGTAAATGAGCGCACCAACCTATTCAGCAAAGTCTAAAAAATCATTTTCACGCGGCTGGAAATCAAGCAATAACGCGCAACGCAACCGAGTTGTAAATAAAGGCATGACCGCCGCCACCGTTTTTTATGCGCGTTGGAGACCATGATGGAGCGAGAAGTACGTGGCATCACACTGTTTTCAGTGTTATGGGAGATCATGATTTTTGGTGGCTTTATATCTGCCAATGAGTTTGCAATAAAGAACCTTATTCAAGCCTATGAGTGGTTATTTTATTTTTTCACAGCGATTTCGCTGTTGGCGCTTTTATTTGGCACTTCCCCACAATACCAATATACAAGAGCCAAGTTTCATTGGGAATTTGTAACCAACACTCTGCTGGGCTTAATGTTGGCCTATTACGGTTATTTTTTCTGCGCGAGCGTACTGACATTATGGGGGTATGTTTCATCGCCAAAAGTTTATTTCAAAAAGGAAAAAGAAAATGGGAATGAAAGAACTGATCACCAACAATGATGGACGATTATCAACGACCGCGTTCATCCAGTTTTTCGGCGCACTCTTAATGGCTGGCGTGTTGGTTTATACCGTATGGTTGGATCGTAGTTATGTGGGTGAATTGTTTACGACATTTGCTATTTTTTGCGGCGGTGGTGCAGCAACGAAAGGCTTCGCCAATGCGATGCAAAGCAGAAATAGTCAAGGGGGCTGAAATGATTAATCTTTATATCGTAGGTGCGGCTTTCGCCGTTTTGGCTGGCGTTTTTATCCATGGTCGCGTGCAAGCGGCAAAAATTCGCAAGCAACAAGAAGAGATTGAATTCGTAAAACGTGAAGCGGCCGCAGTCGCCCAGGAGTTAGAAAATGCAAACACTGCAAAAAACATTACTGAAACTAACCGCACTTTGTCTAGCAAGTCTGTTGATGAGCAGCTGCAGTCAAAAGGTTATTTCCGTGAAGACTAGCGGATGTTCAGCGTTCGGTCTTATTTATCCAAGCCGTAAAGATACTGAAGAAACCAAACGGCAGGTGCTTAATCATAACTTGACTTATGAAAAAATCTGCCAAAAGAAGGAACCTAAATAATGCTAGAAACACTGGAGTTTATCCAGCGCCATTGGGCAATCGTTGTGGCGATTGGCGGGGCTGTGTGGACATATTTTTGGTTGACCATGGACAGCAAATACGCGCGCAAAACCGATGTGTCAGACTTGCGCAAGGCGATTGAAAACAATGAAAAAAGCCTTTCAGAAGTCAAAGGCGAATTAAGACATCTGCCAACTTCAAAAGAAGTGGCTGATTTGCGTTTATTAATGACGGAAATGAAAGGCAAAACCGACGTATTAAATACCAACATTGGCAGCCTTAACCATCAAGTGAAGTTGTTAATTGAAAAAGAGGTAAATAAAGAATGATGCGCCAAGATATTTTCACAAAAGACCAACGATTGGTGATTCTGCGCTCGCTTGAAGAGTGTGGTTATGATGCCAACGAAAGCATTTTAAATGATTGCTTAGATATGTATGGCCACGATATTAGCCGCGACTTAGTGCGAAACCACCTGTTATGGCTTGAAGAGCAAGGCTTGATTACGCTGACTCGTTTAAATAATAACGGCAAAGATTTCTACGTGGCTACTATCACTCAGCGTGGATTGGATGTGGCACAAGGTCGCGCTTTCGTGGACGGCGTAAAAAAGCCAAGTCCAAAAATTTAAACCCAATTTAAAGGAGGTTTAAATGACCGATAAAAACACACGCGGCCGCGCAAGCAAAGTGGACTTACTTCCACCTAATATCAAAACCCAACTGGCAATGATGTTGCGGGACAAACACCTTTCACAAGCGCAAATTCTTGAAGAAATCAACGACCTGATCCGTGATTGCGGGTTAGACGACAGTTATCAATTAAGTCGCACAGGCCTCAACCGTTACGCCAGCCGCATGGAACAAATGGCGAGCAAAATTCGCAACGCGCGTGAAGTCGCCGAAATTTGGACGAAACAATTCGGTGAAGCACCGCAGAGCGATATTGGCAAGCTGTTGATGGAAATTGTTAAGAACCTAGCGTTTGAAACATCCATTGGTATGAGCGAAAACGGCCAGGCCGAACCCAAAGACCTTGCATTATTATCGTCTGCTATTCAACGCTTAGAACAGGCTGAAAGTTTAAGTTTTAAACGTGAGCAAGCAATACGCCAGGAAACTATTAAGCGTGCTGCAGAAGCAGTGGAAGAAGTAGGGAAAGAACAAGGCGTGAGTCTTGAAGATGTGCAAAAAATGGTAAAAGCAGTTTATGGCATCGAATAAAACCGTTCTCTATAACTATCAAAAAAACTGGCTAAATGATAAAAGCCGGTTCAAGGTGGCTATGTTTGCTCGTCAGACGGGTAAAACATTTACGACCACTTTTGAAATTGTGATGGATTGTTTGGCGGCAGAAGCCAAGGGTGAACGTACTCGCTGGGTTATTTTATCTCGCGGGGAACGCCAGGCAAAAGAAGCGATGAACGAGGGGGTAAAACGCCACCTTGAAGCGCTAGGCATGGTTTGTGAAGTATTGGAAGTGCCGTTTAATTCAACAATCAACGCGCTCGAAGTTGTTTTTCCAGGTGGATCAAAAATCACCGCGCTTCCCGCTAACCCTGATACCGCCCGTGGATTCTCGGCAAATGTGTTCTTAGATGAGTTTGCCTTCCATGCAGATAGCCGCGAGATTTGGAAAGCATTATTCCCGGTAATCTCTGCAGGATGGAAATTGCGCGTGGTATCAACTCCAAACGGCAAGGGGAATAAGTTTTACGAATTAATGACCGATGTCAATAACACTGAATGGTCTCGCCACACAGTTGATATTTACCAGGCGGTTGCTGACGGATTGCCACGTGATGTTGAACAGCTTCGCCGTGGTTTAAATGATGAAGACGCTTGGGCGCAAGAATTTGAACTCAAATGGCTAGATGAAGCCAGCGCGTGGCTATCATACGACTTAATTGACGGTGTAGAACACCCGGACGCGGGCAAGCCTAAACTCTATCAAGGAGGCGCTTGTTTTGTTGGAATGGATATTGCGGTGCGCAATGACTTAACAGTGATTTGGGTGGTTGAATTGGTAGGCGATGTTTATTGGACGCGAGAGATTGTGACATTAAAACGCGTGCAATTACGCCAACAACAAGAAGAATTAAACCGTATCATGCGCCAGTATCACGTAGTAGGCGGCAATCTCGACCAAACAGGCATGGGTGAAAAAATGGTCGAGGATGCCCAGTACGAACACGGCAAGCGAATTCAAGGTGTGCTTTTCAACGTTTCCACAAAACTAAAAATGGCCACTATCGGTAAAACGGCATTTGAAGACCGCAAAATTCGCATCCCGCAAGGTGACGCAGATTTGCGAGAAGATTTACACAAGCTCAAAAAAATAACCGGCAGCAACGGCCAGCCACGCTTTACCGCAGAAAGCGACAGCAACGGTCACGCCGACCGAACCTGGGCGTGCTTTTTAGCCTTAACCGCCGCCACAGAGGCGGTTATGCAACCGGTCAAGGCGTACAGCCGTAAACAACGAACAAGTCGTAAAATGACCCAAGGATATTAATTATGACAACAAAAAAACAAGATTTAATCGGCGTCATCGCTACCCGCGCGAAGGCTATCGACTTTTGGTCGTTTATGCACTATCTCCCAAACCCTGATCCTGTATTGAAGAAAATGGGGCGCGACATTTCAGTCTATCGCGAAATTTTGTCAGATAGTCATGTGGGCGGTTGTGTTCGCCGCCGTAAAGCTGCAATTAAAGGTTTAGAGTGGCGCATTACCCCAACCGGGAATGAAAAAACAGATGAAATCCTGGCCGCGCTTTTTGACCGTTTACCTGTAAATCAAATCATCAATCAAATTTTAGACGCCACCCTGTTTGGTTACCAGGCGCTTGAGGTAATGTGGACGAGCGAGAACGGGTTATTACTCCCGTCTGAAATAGTCGGAAAGCCACAAGAGTGGTTTGTATTTGATGAAGATAACCGTTTAATGCTGCGCACAAAAGAGAACCGCAATGGTGACATTGTGCCGGAAAAGAAATTTTTACTCGCAACCCAACAGGCCGACTATATGAACCCATACGGTCGCGCAGACCTGGCGATGTGTTTTTGGGCGGCGACCTTTAAGAAAGGCGGGTTCAAATTTTGGTTAGAGTTTGCTGAAAAATATGGCTCGCCGTGGTTGGTGGGTAAATACCCACGAAACGCTAACGCCCATGAAATTGATGAGTTATTAGATAGCATGGAAAAAATGCTCGGCACAGCCGTCGCAGCTATCCCGGATGACAGCTCTATTGATATGCTTGAAAGCGGAAGCAAAGGCGGTTCATCACAGGTGTTTGATGATTTCCTCCGCTACTGCAAATCAGAAATCGCCATCGCATTATTAGGGCAAAATCAAACCACAGAAGCTGAAGCAAATCGTGCAAGCGCGACAGCGGGCTTAGAAGTGACCCGTGATATTCGTGATGATGATGCCAACATAGTTGAAGGCGTGTTTAACCAATTATTAGCCTGGATTTGCGAGTTAAATTTCAACGTGGACACGCTGCCGACATTTGAGCTTTACGAACAGGAAAGCATTGATAAATTACAAGCCGAGCGTGACGAATTATTGGCGGGTTTAGGCGTGCAATTCACCGAGCAATACATCATGCGAACCTATGGATTTGAAGAGGGCGACATTGTAGTTACAGCACCTGAAAAAAGTGCGGTCAAAAATACGGCCGATTTCGCCGAGGTGATTCCTAAAACTATCGTGGAAACCATCGGGGAGCAGCTAGAAGTAGAAGGTGAACCCTTTGTGGAAGAATGGCTGCAAACCATCCAGGATAAGTTATCGCAAGCAGAAAGCCTGGAAGATTTCCGCAACCAATTAGACAGTTTGATCCCTGAGTTGAGCTTTGCAGAATACGGCAAGGTGATGGCATGGGCATCAACAACAGCACACTTTGCTGGCCGTCAATCCGTTGAAGATGAGCGTAAATAAAATGAGTAAATTCACTTTTGAAGAGCAAGTCAAATATTTTGAGAAGAAACTCAATTTGCCTACTAATAGCTATTTAGACGTGCTGGGTGAAGAACACGACTACTTTTTTATGGTGGCCGGCGCAAACCGTAATGAAGTGTTGACCGCATTTCGCGAAGCGGTAGATGACGCCATCGCAAATGGTGAAACCTTAGAGGGATTTCGTAAGCGTTTTGATGAAATCGTGGCAAATACCGGCTGGCAATATAACGGCGGGCGAAACTGGCGCACACGGATTATTTACGACACCAACGTTTATGGTGCATATAACCGGGGGCGCTTGGCGCAGCATTTGGATTTGGTCGATGTATTGCCTTATTGGGAGTATCACCACCATGATAACGAACATCCTCGCGAGGAGCATATCGCGTTAGACGGCACAATTCTACCGGCCACAGATCCGTTTTGGCGCTATTATTACCCAATCAAAGCATACGGCTGCCACTGTACAGTATCGGCGCACGATGCCGATGATTTAGCCGAAATGGGGCGAAAAGTGAGCCCATCACCTGAAATTGAGTGGGAGGATAAACTGGTAGGCGTTCGCTCCGGCAATCCAAGAATAGTACGCGTGCCGAAAGGTTATGATGTAGGCTTCGCGCCTTATAACTTTGAGCGTTTAACTCAGTCTCGCGATGTTGATGTGGACAAGTTGTTATTGCAAAAAATGACAAATGCCGAGCCGCATTTAGCGAGCCTGTTAATTGATGACGTATTGAAGAACCCAAAAGCCATGGTGTTATTAAACGGCGCGATGAAAGAAATGGTCGATACAGTCAGCCAGCAAAAAGTCGCACGTGGCAATATGAAGTATGTGGGGGCAATTCCTGAACCGGTATTAACTAAACTCGATAATTTAGAAAAAGCCCCGCAGAGTGCAGTAATCGCCGTGCGTGATGAAGATGTGCTGCATGCATTACGTGATACCAAACAAGCAAAAGGCATCAGTTTGCCTGTGGAGTTTTGGGAACAGTTACCTGAGAAATTGAGAAACCCTAAGGCGATTTTATTGCAATCGAAAGAACAGCAACGCAATAAAAATGCCGGCGACGCGTTGTTATTTATCTATGAAACAGAGAAAGGCAAAGTCGCGGTTAAGATGGACTATGAAGTAAAAATCAAGGATGAATTAAGTGGTAAAAAACTAGCTCACAAATTGAATATTGTGAGAACGGCAAGTGTGGTTGAAGATTTTACCCAGCTTGGGGCATTTGAAGTGTTGTATGGTTCGCTGTAATAGTTTGCCTGATTCGAACAGGATAATCAGCCGTCTTTCGACCCTGGACCCTTTCCAGTTGGTAACCCCTATTACAGCGTATAACCTTTTGCGGTGGCTTGCCTGATTCGAACAGGATAATGACGGATGGAACATTGCCGCCAACCTTTCCAGTAGGAAACCCCCACCGCAATTTCACTATACGCCCAGGCATTATTTTTATCAAGAGAAAATTATGTTAAAGATTACCATTAACGATAATCAAGCTATTCAGAAATTGACAAGCATTGCAAATCAATTAGAAAAGCCACGTCAGCTGTATGGTTTGCTGGGCGAAACATTGAAAAAAATTCATGATGCCCGCTTTAAAGCTGAGATTGATCCAAAAGGTAATCGTTGGCAAGCGTTATCGCCTCGCACAAAAGCGTTAAAAATGAAACGCGGTAAAAGCACAAAGATTTTACGTCAAGATGGTTACCTATCAGACAGAACCGCGTATAATTACGATAATGACCATGTTGAGTTTGGTAGTGACGCGAAATATGCGCGCCTACATCAATTCGGTGGAAACGCCGGACGTGGTCGTAAAGTTAAAATTCCCGCGCGCCCATGGTTGGGTATCAACGAAAGCGACGGTCAAAAACTTCTGAAGAAATCCACCGCACTTTTACAACGACAAATTGACAAAAATTTAAAGTAAAAGCAAAAAATCAAAATAACGCCACAAATTCGCGCCACAGAGCTTTTATTTAAAATTAATGCAATTTATCGACCGAAAAAATTTAAATCGATTTGAAGCGATTTAAACGCCATTTAAAGCGTTTTAAATTTAAAGATAAAGTGCATTTTAATCCCGCGTCAAAAATCCCTCTTTTATTCTTTCAACCACTTTAAAATTCAAGTCCGCATTTTTTCTCTATGCTAGCGGTATTCAAACGAGGATACCTTATGCAATTAATTGAGATTTTCAAAGCGGGCAAACGCACTGATGCAAATGGCTTAGAAGTGGAAATTACCACGGAAGATTTGCAACAAGCGGTCAATGCCTACAACGTAAACTTTCATGAGTCCCCGGCGGTAATTGGCCATCCTAAACACAACGCCCCCGCGTATGGTTGGGTAAAACGCCTTGAATTAGACGGCGATGTATTAAAAGCCGAATTCGACCAGGTAGACCCTGAATTTGCTGAAATGGTAGATAAAGGGCGATTCAAAAAAGTCTCATCATCATTTTATTTAGCGGACAGCCCAAACAACCCTTGCCCTGGCAATTTGTATTTGCGCCATGTTGGATTTTTAGGTGCGATGCCGCCAGCCGTAAAAGGCCTACGCAACCCGGAATTTGCTGAAGACGAGCAAGGCGTGGTTGATTTTTCTGATTGGGCAGAAGCCAGCCTTTGGCGTCGCTTGCGCGATTGGTTTATTGGTACGCACGGCCAGGAAGAGGCTGATAAAGCCATCCCGGACTATCTCGTATCAAGTGTGCAAGAAGAGTACATCCGAAACGAATATAAACGTATCAACCAAACGGAAGCCGGCTCGCCTATTCCTAGTTTTAACGAACCCACTTTAGAACAACCTTCAGAACCACAAGGAGAACCTGAAATGACCCCTGAAGAAATTGAACAGCTCAAGGCAGAAAACCAACAGTTGAAAGCCGAAAAAGCTGAAGCAGCACTCAACCAAGCCAAAGCCGACAATGCCGACTTTGCCGAAGGTTTAGTAAAAGCGGGCAAATTAGCCCCGGTGGCAAAACAACAGGCCATTGATTTATTAAATCTCGGTTCAACAAGCGCAGCTGGCGGCGTGGTTGAATTTGGTGAAGGTGAAAGCCTACACGGAAAAATCAAGGCGTTTTTAGAAGCGCAGCCCGCTATCGTTGAATTTAACGAAGTGGCTACCAAAGAAAATGCCACAACCGCAGAAGACGGCACGGTGGAATACGCCGAAGGCACAAGCGCTGAGTCCATTGATATGGATAAGAAAGTCCGCGCTTATATGAAAGAACACAATGTGGGCTACACAACCGCATTTAACGCAATCACTCAATAAGGAGCAAATGCATGACTGATTTATCAAAACAACGCGTAGTTGACCCGGTATTAACGGCGCTCGCACAAGGTTATTACAACGGCAACATGATTTCTGAAGTGTTGTTCCCTATCGCTGAAACTCAAAAAGAAGGTAGCAAAATTCCTACATTCGGTCGCTTAGCGTTCCGTTTGCAAACCACAAAACGTGAGCTTCGTGCAGCATCAAATCGTTTAACGCCGGAAGATATTGGTTCATTGACCGTTGTTTTAGAAGAAAACGACATCGAATATCCAATCGACATCCGCGAAGTGAATGAAACCGAAGGTGTTTATCCATTACGCCAATACGCAACCGGTGTGACACAAGATGTCATCGCGCTCGGTCGTGAAAAGGCTTGTGCGGACTTAGCTTTAGATGAAGCGAATTACGAAACCACAAACAAAGTGACCTTAAGCGGCACGTCTCAATTTACCGACCCTAATTCAGACCCTATTGGTGTGATTAAAACCGGTATTCGTGCAATTAAACGCACCACAGGCCGTAAACCAAACGTTTGTGCAATTTCCGGCGACGTATGGGAAGTGTTAAGTGAACACCCGAAAGTATTAGAAAAAATTAAATACGTGGCGACTGCCGTATTAACACCGGAAGACTTTGCAAAATTAATCAAAGTAGATCGCGTTGTTGTGGGTGAAGCGGTGCATGAACAAGCTGGCGAATTAAAAGATATTTGGTCTAAAGCGATTGTGTTGGCTTATGTTGCGCCGGCATCAAAAGAGCAAAAACAAAATATCTACGAACCATCATTTGGTTATACCGTACGCCGCAAAAACGGCTTATATGTAGATACTTACACCGAAGTGGGTGGCAAAGTTGAAATCGTTCGCACGACCGATATCAATAAACCATACATCGTGGGTAAATCTGCTGGTTACTTAATCAAAGGTTGTATTTAACCCCAATTTGAACCGCATTTAAACGCGATTTAAGTGCGGTTTAATTTCAACTTATTTTAAGGGCGAATTATGTCAGATAAACAAAAAACGGCATTTTTAGTCGCAGCAGCGATGGCAATTTTACACAACGGCAAGCGATATGAGCAAAATGATGTGATTGAGCTTACCGAAGAAGAAGCCGACAAGCTCGAGATTTACATTAAGCCGGCTGAAACTAACATCGAGCAACGCTCGCAAGCCGAACAAACTGCAAGCGATGAATTAACCGCAGCTGAACAGGTTGAAAGCGATGCAGAAGAAGCAGCTGCTGAAACGGCAGCGGAAGAGGAAGAGCTAGGCGAAGAAGCAGGCGAAACCACAAAATCAAACAAAGGTAAAAATAAGTAATGTACATCACGGCACAAGATTTAGAAGATGTAATGAGCGAAAGCACGCTAATCGCCCTATCAAATGATACATCACGCGCGACTACCGCCAATCAGATGACATTGGATAAGGCTTGCGAATACGCTACGGAAACCGTGGACGGCTATTTGCGCTCGCGTTACGTTTTGCCATTAAATCAAGTGCCGACCTTGGTGCGTAATATTTGTTTACAAATCGCACGTCATTGGTTGTATTCACGCCGTCCTGACGGTAAAGGATTCCCGGACAACGTTCGCGAAACTCACGCACAAGCCTTGAAAGACCTGGAACGGATTCAAAACGGCAAACTGCATCTTGGTCTAGCGGAAATCGGGAGTGCGGCCGATGACAACTACCCAAGCGCGCTGAAATTCAATACACGCGCGCCACAGAAGCTCGATTTAACAGGATATTAATATGAGTGCAACGCTGCCGATTTTAGAAAGCATACAGCAACGGATAGCCGATAAAACGGACAAGTTCAGCATTGAGTTATTTCCTGACGATTTGGAGCACTACAATCTCACAGATGAATTCGGTGCTGTTTTGGTGCAATACGCTGGGTCGAAGTTTGAAAGCATCGACAGTGTGGATGTTATCCAGCAACGCCGAGTGGTGATGGTTGCGCTCACTGTGATTGCTCGAAGTCAGCATGACGACCACGGGGCAATCGAAATGTTAGACCAACTCCGCTTGGCAATAGTTGGGTTTAAACCAACTAACTGCACAGCGTGTAGTTTAGTGAGTGAAGAGTTTGGCGGCGAGTCAGACGGCCTTTGGCAGTATCAGCTTTTAGTGCAGACCGAAACATGGCAAGTAGAGCTTTGCGAACCAAGCAATTTACCTAAATTTACCACCGCACGCTATCGCCGTGCGGATAAACATAATCCCAAACAACCATAGGAGAAAATTATGGCATTCCATCACGGGACGAAAACAATTCGCGTAGCAGGTGGTTCTGTTGCGGTGGAAACTGTCGACGGTGCAATTATTGGTATCGTTGGTACAGCACCTATCGGCGCGGTGAATGAATTGACAGTGTGTCAAACGACCAAAGATTTTTCAAAATTTGGCGTAATCTTAAGCAAGGGCTTTACGCTTCCTGACGCATTTGATGTTTTATCGCGCTATTCAGCGGGTAAAGTGTATGTGGTCAATGTTTTAGACCCAGCAAAACACAAAACAAGCGTTACCGATGAAGCATTAACGCAAGATGCAAACACCTTGCGCGCTAAAACAGCTCACCCTGGCCTTTTAAATTTAACCTTAAGCACTGATCGCCCATTGACACTCGGTCAAGACTATGCGGTAGATTTGCAAACAGGTGAAATTACATTAAAAGCAAAACACGAAACGTTAAAAGCGACCTATGAATACGCCGACCCAACAAAAGTAACGGAAGACGACATCAAAGGTGGCATTGATTCTGCAACTGGTAAACGCAAAGGATTTGAGTTGTTGCGTGATGGCTTTAACCTATACGGTGCTGACGCGAAGATTTTAATCTGTCCTGAGTTTGATAAAACGGCAAGCTGTGCGGCGGCTTTAACAACGCTCGCAGAACAGTTGAAAGCGGTGGCTTATGTGCAATTACCAAAAGGCACAAGCCTTTCTGATGCAATCAAAGGCCGTGGCCCATTGGGAACAATCAACGCGTCTGCAAGCACAGAGCGTGCGCGCCACTTCTTCCCTTATGCTATCGGCTCAAGCAATACGTTAGAAAGCCTTGCGGTGCATGCGGCTGGCTTGCGAATGAAAACCGATACCGAAAACGGGTACTGGTTCTCGACATCAAACCGCCCATTACAAGGGGTGATTGGCATGGAAATCCCATTGACTGCGCGCGTTGATGATGAACAATCAGAGACCAACCAGTTAAATGCGGTGGGCATTACAACCATTTTCAACAGCTTCGGTACAGGTTTCAGATTATGGGGTAACCGCTCATCAAATTATCCGACCGTAACGCATATCATCAACTTTGAAACCGCGCTTCGCACCGGTGACTTAATTGATGAAAGCATCCGCCGCACAGAGTTGCAATTCATTGACCGTCCAATCGACGATGCATTAATTGACAGCTTGCTTGAAACGGTAGATACCTATTTGCGTGCGCTTCCGAGTATTGTGGGCTACAGCGTAAGTCTTGATTATGACACTGATTTAGTTGATGAATTCAGCAAAGGTCACGTGCCGTTAGTTTATGACTACACCCCTAAACTTCCAGCGGAATTGATTTCTAACAAGTCCGTCATGACCCGTAAATACTTAGTGAATTTAGTTTCACAACGCTAAGGAGTAAAAACCGATGAGTATTTCTATTAATCAAATCGTCAACGGCAACGTGTACATTAACGGTAACAGTCAAATGGGGCGTGCGAATGAAGTGAAAATCCCGGACATTGAGTTTGAAAAGGTTGCTCACAAAGGCTTAGGGCTGCATGGTGAAATTAAACTTCCGGCCGGCACGAACGCTATCGAAGCAGAAATCACCTGGGATAGCTTTTACCCGGAAGTGCGCGCGTTGTTGTTGAACCCTTATAAAAATTCACAGCTAATGATCCGCTCAAACCTACAGGTGTTTGATTCACGCGGGTTAGCTGCTGAAGAGCCGATGGTGACCATTATGAATGTGTCAGCCAGCAAAATTGGTGGTACGGCGCAGAAAAATAAAGAGAATTCAGAGTTTGGTGATACGGTAGATGTTTATTCAATCAAACAGACCGTGGCCGGCAAAGAGATCTTATTTATTGATGTGCTTGCAAATATCTACCGTGTAAACGGCCAAGATGTGTTGCAAAAATACCGCACTAATATCGGTCAATAAAGGGGTGAAAACCTTTAAATCTATTTAAAATCATTCAACCGGTCAAAGTTGTATTCTCCTTTGTGAAGTTAAACAAATCGACTCACAAAGGAGTTTTTTTATGTCTGAAACCATTCTTAAATTAGAGTTCCCATTCCATGACGGGCAAGGAAATACCATCACCGAGTTAAAAATTCGCCGTCCTAAAGTACGTGATATCCGCAAAATGACAGGTAAAACCGAAACCGAAATGGCGGTGAGTTTGCTTGCAATCGTCACAGGTTTAGTGCCTGAAGATATTGACGAGCTTGATATTGCCGACTTCCAAGCCGCATCAAAAATTGTTGAGAAAATGCAAAAGGGAAAGTAGTCGCGGAAAGCCTTAATGCAGCCCTGGCAGACTTGGCCTTTTGGTTTGGATTCCAGCCAAGCGAGCTGGAAGAGATGACGCTTGATGAAGTGGAACGTTGGATTATTCAAGCGGAGCGGCAGATAAAAGCAAGGTACACAAAAGCCGCTATTTAAGCGGCTTTTTGTTTAGTGTTTAAGTAGGGTTTGAAGCGTGGTGAATAAGCCAAAAAGCGAGTTGATAATAACTCTACACGAAAACATCACCAAGAAGCCGGCCAATATCCACGGTAGTGCAAATAAAAAAGCAGATACGCAAACGGAAAACCATGAGAGCGAGTTACTTTCTGAATAAAAAACTAAAAAATGATAAAGGCTGCCGAGATAACTTAAAACAAGTGCAAGCAATAAAACAGCCTGTGTGTATTCCACCCATTTTTCTCTTGTCATTTCTTCCTCCTTATTAATTAAACGGGACTATAAAACATGTCAAACAATCTAGCAATAGGATTAGTCATTACAGCCGGCGTGACAGGTGCGGTTAAGGGCATTCGTTCTGTTTGCAATAGTATTAAAATATTGCAAGACCAAAGCCTTGGCACGTCTAAAAAGATGGGCGCATTGGCTAAAACAGGCGTGGCCGGGTTTACAGCACTGGCGTCATCCGTTACCGCCACTATGGGGACTATTCGCGGTCTAGCAGACCCCGCAATTAAATTTGAAAGCGCAATGGCCGATGTTAAAAAGGTCGTAAACTTTGACACCCCAGCGCAATTCAAAGAAATGGGCGACGATATTCTAAAACTCACTCGCACAATCCCAATGGCCGGGGAAGAAATTGCCGCTATCGTTGCAGCTGGCGGTCAATCCGGCGTGGCGCGTGAAAATCTACTCGGATACGCTAAGGATGCGGCCACAATGGGGGTGGCGTTCGATATGGCAGCTGGTGATGCGGGTGAAGCGATGGCAACCATGGCTAACGTGCTTGGCAAGCCAATTACAGAGATGGCGCAATTTGGGGATGTGATTAATCACCTATCCGATAATGCCAACTCGAAAGCGAAAGATATTGTAAATGTCATCACACGGGTCGGCTCTGATACAAGAATGCTTGGGCTTACCGAAAAACAATCAGCTGCTCTGGGGTCTACCTTCCTTTCGATGGGTAAAGCGCCTGAGCTTGCTGCTCAAGCGGTGAAAGGCATGTCATCATCATTTTTACAACTTAAAGCCGGCGAACATGCGAAAGAGTTAAAACAGCTAGGGTTTACGACAAAAAGCTTTGCAGCTGCGATGAATAAAGACGCGCAAGGCGCGATTTCGTCTTTCATTGAAAAAGTGAAACAGATGCCGAAAGATAAGCAGTATCCGCTTCTTGCCAAGATATTTGGTAAACAATATGCCGACGATGTATTGTTACTCGCGCAAAACACCGGGGAATACAACCGCCAGTTAGGGTTATTACAAGAAACCGATGAGCAAGGGAATTTAAAATATATCGGATCAATGCAGCGCGAGTTTGAAAACCGTAGTAATACAGCAGAAAACAAGCTCACCAAGCTAAAAAGCAGCATTTCGGAATTGGCCACTAAAATTGGATCAGCGTTTTTGCCGGTGATTTCTTCATTTGTTGAAAATATCACACCGGTCATTTATAGCATCACAAAATGGGTGGAAACTAACCCGCAAATTATGGACTGGGTCTTAACGATTGGTGGCGGTGTTGCGGCTGTTGTGGGCGGCTTATTAACGCTTCACTCGGCGTTCTCTTTTGTGGCAGCTGGATTATTGCCGTTTATTAAAGCGGGAAAATTCCTGGGCGTCTTCCTAGGGAAATTTTTATTTTCAGCAATCAGCAAACTGTCACTTGGTCTCGGTTATTTAATAGGCTACGTGATAAAGGGCGCAATGATGTTTGGAAAAGCGATCCTAATTATGAGCCGTGCTTTGCTTACCAATCCAATCGGGTTAATCATTACGGGGATTGCGGTTGCAGCGTATTTGATTTATGAGAATTGGTCGAAAGTTGGGCCATGGTTCGCTGAATTGTGGAGCAAGGTTTCCGGGGTGTTTTCTAACGCCTGGAACGGTATCACAAATTTCTGCTCAACTGCCTGGACAAATATCAGCAATTTCTTCACATCCGGCATCGGAAATATCACATCGACCATCCTAAGCTGGTCGCCTTTGGCTTTATTCCAGCAAGTCTTTTCTTCTGTGCTTTCCTGGTTCGGAATTGATGTGCCGGCTAAGTTTATGGATTTTGGCCGAAATATGATAGACGGATTAGTGAACGGCATTAAAAACGCCTGGGAAGAAGCGAAAAAGATTGTTTCCGATTTAGGTGACGGCATTAAGGGGTGGTTTGCTGAGAAGCTGGGTATTCATTCGCCAAGCCGAGTGTTTAAAGGCTATGGCGCGAATGTTGTGGAGGGACTCGCGATTGGGATGGATAAATCAACATCCATCGCAGAAGCCGCGTCAGATAACCTTGCGGGGGCTGTGGGGCTAAATGGTGTGACCCATAACACAGGCGTTCTTGCCAATTATCAGCCGCTTAATCGCGCGGACATCATGCCGCAAACCACCGGGGCGGCCAATAGTGTGGTGGTTAATTTTAACCCGACAATCAACGTCAATGGCGGCTCAAATAGTGACGGAAACGGCGTTTTAAACCAGGTTCAACAGGGCTTAAAGATGAGTTTAAGCGAGTTTGAAATAATGTTGAAGCGCGTGTTAGACCAACAACAACGGAGAGCCTATTAATGTATTTTATGTTAGGAAGTGTGGCATTTGAGCCTGTTGATTTAACTGACTTCAACGAAACCCATGCAGCAGATTTCGCAGAGCATGCAGTCTTAAAAGGGAAACCCCGCTTGCAAGCTATGGGCGAGAAGCTCACCGAGCTTAATTTTGCAATTCGTTTGCATCATACGCTTGGCGGAGTTGAGCGTCGTTATCAAGAATTGTTGGGGGCAAAATCAAAACAAGCCGCGCTGCCATTAATTATTGGTCGCGGGAAGTATAAGGGCAATTTTGTGATCACCGATATATCATCGGTCACCTTGTTTACAGATAAGCTAGGGAACGCCCTATGCCGCGAGATGAACATTAGCTTAAAGGAATTTATAGGCGATATTGAAGAGACCCCATTAGGCGCAGCATTAAATATTGGTGGTGGCTCTTTACTTGGGTCTATGTTGCCGCCAGCATTTATGGCTGGTTTTAACGGAGTAAAAGGGATGCTCGAAAAAGGCATTGCGGTTTATAAAAAAGCTATGGTTGTGGTAAATGACGTCAGAGAAACCGTGCAGACAGTTAGACAGCTAGCCAATGATCCTCTGGCTGCTATATCTTACTTGCCTGGGGTATTAGGTAATCTAGATGCTGCTTTAGGTGGATTTGGAGAAGTGACAGGTCTAAGTAAAGCATTTGAAGGTGTTCGATTTGGATTGTCTGCGCTTGGGGATATGAGCGAAGAAGTACAGGGTTTTTCCAATGACGTGTCGGCTATGATGAACGAAATTGAAACCATGAGAAATGAGTTCAGCGAAATGGGTGAAGGTTCTGATTGGAGCGTTTTTGGCACAAAAGCAGATAGCCATTTTAATGTTTATGATGATCTCAGAGCTCAAGCAGATGAACGAGCGGCTAGAATGACCGCCTGGATAGTGTTGAGAAAAGATGAGGACGTAATTGATGACACAACAGACCGTACTTAAACATACCGTAAAACAAGGCGAACGTTGGGACAACCTTGCCTATTACTATTATGGAAACGCATTGGACTTTGAACGCATTATTAATGCCAATCCGCACATAGGATTATACGAAGTGCTGCCAACAGGGGCAACGGTTTATATCCCCGTGCTAAATATCAAGCCTACAAATAATGAATCAATGCCACCGTGGTTAAGAGGTAATAATGAATAGTAACATCCCAACCCCTGACTTTTCCATTTTATACGAAAAAACCAATATTACTGCTGACATTGAACCCCACTTAATTGAGCTGGCGTACACCGATAATCTTGAGGGCGAGTCGGACGAGCTGACGCTAACGTTTGAGGATGTTAGCGGGAAATGGGTGCGCCAGTGGTATCCAACGCAAGGGGATAAATTAAAAGCGGCCATTGGTTACAAAGGAGCGCAGCTGGCTGATATAGGGGCATTTGAAATTGACGAGGTGGAATATAACTACCGACCTTCGTATATTCAAATCAAGGCGTTGAGTACAGGTGTTGGAAAGGCAAATCGCACGTTAAAGCCTAAAGCCTATGAAAACACAACGCTCAAGCAAATAGTGGGCATAATTGCAGAAAAGTTAAAGTTAAAAGTGGTCGGGACAATTAAGCCCATTCCGGTTAAGCGCGTGACGCAATATCAAGAGCGCGATGTTGAGTTTTTGGCAAGATTGGCAAGAGAATATCATCACAGCTTTAAGATAGTGAGTGATCAGCTTGTGTTCACGGATAAAGACGAGCTAGGCAAAGAAGAAGCCGTGGCGGTGCTTGAAGAGCGAGATACGATATCGATTACCTTGCGAGATAGAATCAAGGATACGGCCAAGGAAGTTGATGTGAGTGGATATGATGCCGCCGGGAAAAAAGTCATCAAGAAGCGTAAGAAAGCAAAGCCGCTGCGCGAAAAGATGAAACAAGCCCAGGCTGCAAGCGGGGACACGTTGAAGATTGTCACACGTGGGGAAACCCAGGAGCAGATTGATGCGCGTGCCGATGCCGCGTTGGCCGAACAAAACGAAGACCAAACAGCGGGAAATATCACGCTGGTCGGCAATCCTAAGCTCGTGGCCGGCAGCACAATATTACTGCGCAACCTTGGTATTTTTAGTGGAAAATATTTAATAAAATCATCCCGGCATAGTATTACCCGTGGTGGTGGCTATACCACAAGTATTGATGTTCGCATGCTAGAGTTTATCCCGGATGATTTGCTTAGCACAGGCGCACTAACGGAAAATCAAGCGGGGGAATAAATGAAAACGCATGACTTTGGGGCAACTTATCAAGAAGGCATTATTTCAGCAGTTGATGCCGCGAACCATAAAGTGCGGTGCAAAATTCCCGCACTTGAAGATTTAGAAACAGCCTGGTTGTCTTATTTAACGCCTAATGCTGGCGGCAATCAGTTTTATTGTCTGCCTGATGAGGGCGAATTGGTGGCATTGTTACTTGATGCGCGCGGGGAAGGTGGCTGTGTGTTGGGAGCAATTTACAACGAGAAAGACACCACGCCGGCGAATGATAACAACATGTGGGTGAAAAAGTTCACAAACGGGACGGTGATTTCGCACAATCGTAAAAGTGGCGAGATTAATATCAATACAAGCGGCAGCGTTACCGTAACAGCGGGTGGCGGTGTAACAATCAATGCTGATACGTCAATTAACGGAAAACTAGCCGTGTCTGGAAAAATTACGTCCGGCACTGAAGTATCTGCGCCAAAAGTTAAACAAGGCTCTATTGAGCTTGGCTCTCACAAACACCCTGGCGACTCCGGTGGTAAAACAGGCCTTCCGGAATAGTCCACTTCTTTAAATCGCTTTAAAAGCACTCTTCAGCATAGCCTTGTATCATCAAGGCTATGAACACACAAAGCACCCTTATCACAACACACTGGCAGATTGCACCTAACATTGAAAATCAAGTTGTGCAAGGTATTGATGATATCCATCAATGTATTGGCCACATCCTTTCAACAATGAAAGGAACAGATGTGTTGCGACCTGAATTTGGCAGTGATCACTTTCAATATATAGACCAACCGGAAGATATCGCAATTCCAAACATCGTGCGCGAGGTTACGTTAGCACTTCAGCGTTGGGAGAAAAGAATTAAAGTTGATTCGGTCAATGTAGAAGGGACTGCCCCGCACTTTGAGTTTTTGATTTTTTGGTCGCTTACCGAAGACGTGCATCGTGAAATTTACGCCACGAGGATTACCGGATGAATAGAAATGAAGTAAAAGTCGTAGATGACAACGTTGAAAATATTTTAATCGACGCTATTGCTCAGTATGAAAAACGCACCGGAAAAATCTTGCAACCAGCGCACATTGAGCGTTTGCTTATTAATGTTTATGCCATGCGCGAAAGCCTGGCAAGACAAGGCATTAATGAAGCGTTTCGTCAGACATTCCCGCAATTTGCCACTGGTCTTGCGTTGGATTTATGCGGTGAAACGTTTGGCTGTTATAGATTACTCGAACGCCCGGCGCGCACCATTTTGCGTTTTAGCATTAACGGTGAACATCCATCTGTGGTTATTCCAAAAGGCACGCGTGTTTCGGTCACTGATGACATTGAATTTGTCACGCTAAATGATGATGTAATCACTCCGCTTATTTCTTATGTCGAAATTGCGGCGGCTTGTAACAAGCCAGGCACGGTTGGTAACGGCTGGGAGCGTGGACGAATAAAAACGCTTAAAAGCGAAATTAACTTCGCTGGCGAAATAACTGTCACTAATATTGATGTGCCAAGTGGTGGTTTATTGCGAGAAGAAGATGACCCATATCGCGCTCGAATTCTTGCTGCTCCGGAAGCATTTACCAGTTGTGGCTCAATCGCTGCGTACGATTATCACACCCGCGCCGTCTCTCAAGATATTGCTGATGTCAATGTATCAACCCCTCGCGGTGGACTTGTTCGAATCACGGTTTTAACCAAAACAGGATTGCCTGACAGCCGTCTCTTAAATGATGTGAAGCAATATGTTGGCCCTGAACGCCGCCGTCCGTTGTGTGATACGGTGGAGGTTATTGCACCAACGAAACGTGACTATCAAATCACCGCGACATTAACATTGCTCGACGGTTATCGTGAAGACGTGGTTAAAGCTAAGGCACGTGATGCGTTACAGCTCTACCTGTCGGACAAAACTAAAAAACTCGGGGTTGATGTTGTGCCATCGGCAATTATTAGCGCGCTACGCGTTGAAGGTGTGTATGACGTTAATTTAACCGCCCCAGAAAAAATTGTAGTGGGTGAAACAGAATGGGCAAATTGCACTGAAATCAATATCAATGCAGCTCCGGAGCGCTCTAATGGCTAACTTAACGTATGCTGATGTCATTGAGCAAGAGGCTAAATATAAAACGTTGGCTGACTTAAGCCTTGGCATGAATAAGCTCGATAACAGCAAGGTGATGACAACGTTGGTCGAGTTAATTGATGATAGTTTTATCTCTTTGCTTGCAGAAAAATGGAGCGTGACGGGTTATGACGGGGCGTTTGTTGCGGACAGCGATAACTCCAAGCGGAGCTTAATTCGAGTCGCTATTGAGCTTCATCGGTATAAAGGAACACCGTGGTCAATTCGTGAAGTCTGCCGCCGGTTAGGATTCGGCGAGATTGAGATTGACGAGGGGTTAAAAGTGCGGACTTATCATCACAAGTTTGTTCAGACTATACCGCTAAGTGATAAATGGGCTTATTACGCTATCAGACTTAATCAGCCAATCACAAATGAACAAGCGGCGCACTTGCGCAAAGTGTTGCGTAATTTTACCCCGGCGAGATGCACGTTAGCCGTGCTGGATTATAAATCAGTGTCATTCTTATACAACAATAAAGTGCGATATAACGGCACTTATAACCACGGTTCAAACTAGATTTAAAGCTAATTTAAAGGACATTTATGGCAAATTTAAAAGAACAAGACAAATGGGAAGACGGAGTCTATCAAATTGAAGAAAACGACCCTGTGCTTGGCGGTGAGAATGGCATTACAAATAAACCCATTAAACAGTTGGCCAACCGCACATCCTGGCTTAAAAAAGCCTTAGAGTTGCTTGGAAAAAAATCAGCGCCGAAAGACTTGACCGCGGATAGCACAAGCGAAACTCAGGCTGACGGACATACACATGCGCTTCCAAACGCGTCAACTACGGTGAAAGGTGTTGTTAAGCTAAACTCAGCGACTGATAGTTCATCAGAAACCGAAGCGGCAACACCTAAAGCAATTAAAAATATAAAAGGGTTAATTGATGCTGTTGTGCGAAATCTTACTAATTACATCCCAAACAGTAAAAAATCTAATGCTATAGATAGCAATAGCGCAGATACGGTCGCAACATCTGTAGCAGTCAAAACCGCGTTTGACCGAGCAGTAACCGCCGATAACAATAATTTATTCCAAAAAATCTACGTATCAAGCGATACACTTGCTTTAGATTTAACTAATAGACAGCAAATCATCAATTTGTTTGGTGATAAATACAGACAAAATGGTTATTTAACGTTTGCCAATCACAACAACGGAAACAGCAAAATTACAGGTTTACCACTTGAAGTCAGATCCCCGATTGTAATGACGTTCTACATGATGAATGGCTATAGTATTTTCTATTGCCATTACGTCACGCTTAATCGCAAGTTCTTTTCTGTTGCTAATCTTAATAATGCGACATACAAACTAAACTGGGTTGAAGATATTACTAACACTGGTGAACAAACCATCAATCATCAACTCAACATTAAAACAAATGGGTGGGGGAAATTATTTTTTCCGATTGAAAACGGGGGGACGTGGCGGCTTGAAACCAATCCAGAAAGTGAGAAAGAACCACGTTTAAACTTCGCCTATAAAATGCTTGATAACTCAACACGTTATATTTCATTCCCTGTTTTAAATAAAAGTGAAACTGTTGCATATCGCAGTTGGGTTGATTCACAAATTGAATCAAATTTCACGCGCAGCAAGCTCACAACACAAAATCTTAATGATGTGAAAGACTATGGCGTTTACGCACAAGAGGATAATAGAAACGCAACGGGAGATCGTAATTACCCTGTTAATTACGCAGGCACGCTATTGGTATACCCATCAGCTTATAGCGTTATGCAAGTGTATATTGGATTTAACACTGGTGAAACGTATCAGAGAAACATGAATTACGGTTTAAAAACATGGGGAAACTGGGTTAGAACTGATGGATTAAGAGGAGTAAATAAATCTGGCGATACAATGACCGGCACTCTAAGTATCGAGGGTAGTCGATCTGGGGGATTTGCAAACGGATTAATCATAAAAAACAAAGCCGGCGGACAAAATACAAGTGGATTTATTGATTTTTTCCAAAGTGACAACGTTCCTCGAGCTTCTGTCTGGTTTAGAGATGCAGGAAATAACAGCACTCAAATCGAATTCCTAAATACACCAGAAGGAAGTGATTGGTTTCATGATAGCAGAGAAACAGTAATGACTATATCAAGCGCTGGGTCGCTATGGTCAAAGTCATACGGATGGTTACATGAGTATTTTGCCAAACAGACAGATATCAGCAATGTGTGGAATGAATTAAATAACACCTACCGAAAAAATAGATTCAGACACCAGCATTACCCACGCCATTACAACGGCGCAGAAGTGTTTGATATCCCTGTTGCTGATAATGGCGTAATGCGGGTGATTATTATGAACGTAAGTATTGATGGATATGCAAGAGTGAATCTCCCTGAGGCATTTAACGGCGCATGCATGGTGCAAGTGACAGATGTCGGCGCCGGTAGAAAACAAATAGGGGCTAATATTCAAAATGGCAACGTTGTTGAAATACACAACAGTGGTGAGGCTGGCTTTAATATTCTGGCAATCGGCTGGTACGGGTGGTAAATATGATGTTATTTAATTTAGATACAAACACGTTCGCACCTGATTATCTTGTGGAAGATAATCAAAATTGGGTTGAAGTGAGCGATGAAGAAATTGACGGGATTTCAGCCAGTATCACCGGTGGTGGTGCTGTTTGGTTGGAAGCCGGGAAAGTTAAATATTCCGGTAAAGCGCCAAGCGAGTTTCACGATTTTGATAATGTGACAAAACAGTTTGTGTTATCAAAGACAAAGCAAGCTGAGTTTACCAAGGAAACACAATCTCGACTAATCAATAACATTGATGTTCACGCTGCGTCAATTTACAGCACTTGGACTCGTTTTGAGTCTGAATATCGTGAACGCCAAGCCGCTGCGGAAGCGTTTAAAAATGCAAACTATCAAGGCGAATGCAGTCGGTATATCACGGACTTTGCTAAACGCGCTGGATTGAATAACCAAGCCGCAACAGATTTAATTCTACAGCAAGCGGCTGGTCTTGAGAAACTACAGGTTGAGCTTGCCAACCAGCGCATGCGTAAGTATGAGCTTAAAGTGCCAGGATTGACAATCGAAAAAATGCAGACAATCCATGACGATATTATTAAACAAATGGATGCATTAATGGAGGCGTATAACAATGGCTAACCGTATCTATCTTGCGTTTTATAAGCACAAGCGCAGCTTTCTTAAAGAGCCTTTTAAAGCCTTGGCTGATGCAGTGACGCGCTTTTTTACAAAGGGACAATACTCACACTGCGAGATAGCGATTGAACGCATGGAATTCGTCCAAGGCGATCACTATGAACATGTTACGGTTTTTGATTGCTATTCAGCGTCTGTGCGAGATGGCGGTGTGCGGTATAAGCAGATTGATTTGTCTGACACAAATAAGTGGGATTTAGTCTTACTGCATAACGTAACAGAAGCACAGATTAAATCTTATTACAACCGCACGTCCGGCGCTAAATATGACTGGTTGGGCGCGTTAGGTGTTGTGCTTGGGATTAAACAAAAACGAAGCAAATATTTTTGTTCGGAATGGTGCTTTAACGCAATTTATAACAGCGACGAAGGCTGTCGATTTAGCCCTAGCCAACTTGCAGCGATGGTACGTAAAAATGGATAAAACAACGATTAACCTTTACCGTGGTGATGACGAGGAATGTATTGTTCGCCTGTTTGAAAAGCTGCCGGATAACAAATTAAAACCTCTCGATTTAAGTGAAATGGCGCGCTTTGATTTGTGGGCTACAGTCAGAAACAAGCCTGTGCTAACACTATCATCCACAACAGGTGAAATCGAAGTTGTAGATGCCCCAGGCGGTGTTATCAAGCTTAATATTAGCCACAACTTAACTAAGGAGGCAACATGGTCACAAGCCGACTACGATTTGCAAACTGTATCTCATAGCGGACGCATTAAAACGCCAATTCGCAACGGCAGAATTAACCTGCAATTTGACTACACGCCAGTTCCTGGCGGGGTAAGAGATGAATGAGATTATTGCAATTATCAGCCAACCACAAGAGATTACTGCAATTATTGACCCACCGAGAGAGATTGTGGCAGTGGTCGAGGCCGTAATGACAGAAGGCTCATCATTGAACGAAAACGAACTATTAAAAATTTACGAACAAGGAAAAGAGGACTACAACAATGGCAAAACCAGCACCAACTAAAGAAGACCAACCATTTATCTATCAGCTCGGACAAGACGTGGCAAAACTTGGATTTGAAGTTGAACAACTCAAAAGCAAGTCAGTAAAAGCTATGCGTGTAGCTGTACCGTCAATCCCTGATGGTTACACTGGCGGGACGCTGGAAGCTAAAGTAATGCTGCCAGCCGAATACCAACACATGATCTGTATTAAATCACGAGATGGTCAAATTGATTTGCTCCAAACAGGTGAGACATTAGATGTCATTGCAGAATATGAAGATTATGAATTCTATCTCGCACCAGTATATAAACTTGATAATGAACCGGTTAGAGCAAACTTTGCACCCGACACATTGGCGGAAATTGAAACAATAAAACGCAATCAAGCCATTTATAAATATCTAGCCAAATATTTAACAGATAACTATTTAACACTAGTGCGCAATAGCTATAAAGGAGATGGCCAAGTTTATGTTAATCAGAATGGACTAGACGCTTTATTAGATAAGCCTTTTGAGACAGATCTACAAGGCGTTGATTTACCGCTAGGCGATTACGAAGAGGCTAAATCCGCCATTAAAACAGAGCTAGATAATATTAATGCTGGACGCGTTGACTTAGATAGTGCATCAGGTTTCAAAATCGAACGATACTACAGATCATTTGGTGCTTAATTTTAAAGTGCGGTCAATCTTGGCCGCATTTTGTTATCAGCTTATAAGGATAAATAATGACAAACAAACAAACAAACAAACAAACAAAC